TTTAGAAGTTTTGGAATGGGGAATTCAAGAATTTGAGTTAGTCCGTAAAAACAGCTAAAGAGGTGAGTTAACTTATGAGCTTTAAAGAGCATAATAATAGAGAAGTTAGTAAGAAATTAGCTGAGTATATTACAGGGACTGAGCTAAGAAAATACGTAGCTAAAAAGGTTAAGCAATATGTCAACTTAGAGAATCCAACCGTTTTTGACGGAGCAGTAGGAAGTGGGCAGTTAGAGCAATTTGTTAATCCTTCAATTCTTTACGGAGTTGATGTACAAGAAAACTCTATTAATTCAGCTAGGCAGAACTTTAAAAATACAGAGTTAGAAGTTAAAAGTTTCTTTGAATATGAAAGAGAAAATTTTGAAGTAGATTGTGTAATAATGAATCCTCCATTTTCTCTAAAATTTAAAGACTTAACAGAGCAAGAGCAAAAGAACATACAAAAGCAATTTAATTGGAAAAAATCAGGAGTTGTAGATGATATATTCGTTTTAAAATCCCTTGAATATACAAAGAGATATGCCTTCTATATACTTTTCCCAGGAGTTGGTTATAGAAAAACAGAAGAAAAATTTAGAGAATTAATTGGAAATAGACTAGCTGAACTAAATGTTATAAGTAGTGCATTTACAGATACTTCTATAGATGTTTTATTCTTAGTTGTTGACAAAAATAAGACAACAGATGATGTTTATAGGGAATTATATGATTGTAAGATAGATAAAATTATAATTTCAGATGGCTGGAAGCTAGATGCGAGTGAATATCGTTGGGAGCAAATAAGAGAAGAAAAAGAAGTAGAAAAAGTTGACATAAATGTACTAAATAGGCAAATATCGGACTTATGGATAGGTAGAGTAGAAAAAAATTTAGAGTTAGATTTATTCTTAATTAAAGAATGTGATGCAAATATAGACTTTATGGGAAATATTAGAAGGCTAAAAGCTATTGTAGAAAAATTTGAAAATAGAATGAGGAGCAAGAAAAGATGCAAGAACGAGATGACTTTATTAGAGAAACAATCAAAATTGCTAACTTTGTTTTCAGATGCACAACGGTAGTAATTTCAGATATTTTTAATATAAAATTTATGTCTAAAAAGGATATTTTTACAAAAAAAGATATAACAGAAAATGGAGAACCTGCTATTTTTTATGGAGAAATATCTAGAAAATATGATTGTTTTGTAGAAGAAATAACAAAAATCAATACTGAGGCTTATGAAAGAGCTGACAAAATTAACAAAGGGCAAATATTAGTAAATCTAGAAGATTTTGACTATGAAGATGTTGGAAGATGCATTTTATATCAAGATGATATCCCAGCGGCAATAAATGGTAACGCGGCTATTTTAACTTTAAAAGAAAAATTTGAAGATATAGTAAACCTAAAATACACAACATTTTATCTTAATTATAAAGATGATGTAAGGCAATATATCTATGATAAAACTGTTGGAGAAAAAGTTAAGAGACTATCTAGATTAGATTTTGAGCATATCCCCATAGTTATACCGCTTATAGAAATACAGGATAAAATTATAGATAATTTTATAAAAATCAGAAAGAAATTTGAAAATAATTTCGAATCGCTTGAAAAAACTATCGACTTGGCTAATAAGTATACAGGTTTTGGAGTAAGTGAACTTTTAAAATTGAAATAAAGGAGGGATACAGATTGGCAACACAGGAGCAAAAGATTATTTTTAAAGCAATAGAAACAGTGTTAATCAGTTATAATAAATACAAAAACAGAATAAAAAAAGATTTGGAATATTTCAATAATCCAGTTTTATTAAAAAGTTATAGCTTAGAAAAAATTTCTGGAAGTGGTTTTGTAGAAGTAAAATCTGATATAGAGAGAATGGAAGACTTGAAAGCTATAATATCTAAGGACATTGGGTTATATGAGGCAATGATATTTCGGATAGATAGTGCTTTAGATATGGTAAAAGAACATGAAGACTATGATTTAATTCAAATAGGTTTTTTAGATAATCATTTCAAAAAAGATAAAGTCGATTATGAGAAAATAGCTGAAAGACTTGACATATCAGTAAAGACAGTTTATCAAAAAAGAAATAGAATTTTCCCGCATTTAGAGTTTCATTTTAAGACTCAAAATTTGATACAGGTAAAAAACTGGTAAAAAACTGGTAAAAAAGTGGGGATGGAAAGGTTAGAAAAAATGTGTTAATATGTTATCATGTAGCAAAGTTTAGAGATTCCTCTTTAAAAATTGTGACAGTAGTTATTGAGGCTCTACTCTAAAAAAGCCTCTTCCAACTATTGGAGATTAGCTCAGTTAGTTAGAGCGTTTGACTGTTAATCAAAATGTCATTGGTGCAAATCCAATATCTCCAGCCATGATAATATCAATACTCTCGTGATTCTTAAATGAATAGGATACGTCCTCTACGAGAGTTTTTTATTTCAGGAGGTTTTTATGAAAACATATAAAAAATTTTTTGATATAGGTTTTAGAGATGCACCAGTATTATTTGCATTGGGAAAATTACACATAGGGAGCGATATAGATACACATACAACATTGCTAAATAAGGTATTAGGATTAAATTTAGAATTTGAAACAGAGAAAGAAAGTTTAGATATAAACAGAAATTCAAAAGAAATAGTAAGGTTCGAAGATATTGAAGGGCAATGTTTATTTGGAAATTTAGCACAAGGAACTATATATTGGGAGCATTTTAGTGATAAGAAGTTATTGAACAAAGTTGAAAAATTAGAACCTAAGTATAGACATAAAATTTTAAGTTGCAAACAAAAAAGAGGGTGAATTGGAGGTGAAAAAGATTGACTAAGCAAGATTTATTTGTAAAAGAATATTTAAAAGACTTGAATGGCACACAAGCATATATCAGGGCAGGATATAAAGTTAAAGATGAAAATACAGCTGCTGTTAATGCAAGTAAATTGCTAAGAAATGCTAAGGTTCAAGAAAAAATACAAGCAGCAATGAAAGAAAGAGAAAAAAGAACTGAAATAACACAAGATAGAGTATTGAATGAGATTGCTAATCTAGCTTTTACAGATAGAACTGGTATAGTTAATCTTAACAATAATAGAGTTATAATTAAAAATTTTGATGAGTTAAGTCCAGAACAAAAAGCATGTATATCTGGAGTTAAGGAAACCAAGTTTGGAATAGAAGTGACATTTTATAATAAAGAAAAAGCATTAGAAATGCTAGGTAGACATTTAGGAATGTTTACTGAAAAACTGGAAGTTAAAGGAGAATTAAAAACAGAGGATCCATTTAAAGGATTGTCCACAGATGAACTAAAAAAGGTGATATTTGGTGGGGATAAATAAAGAAGCAATAAGAAGAGCAAAACTGGAACTTGCAAGGCGTGAGTTCTTTTTTTATTGTTATTTAAAATCTCCTGACTTCTATAAATATGAGAGACAATTTTTAGTTGATTTATGTAATGATTTACAAAACTTTTTAACAAGTGAAGATGAAGTTCTCATTTTAAATCTTCCACCTAGACATGGAAAGTCAAGAACAGTAGGAAATTTAGTAGAATGGTTACTTGGTAGAGATATAAATGCAAAAATAATGACAGGAAGTTATAATGAAACTTTATCAACTACATTTTCTAAGAATGTTAGAAATACTATACAAGAAGTAAAAGCTGATAAAGATAAAATAGTTTTTTCAGATATATTTCCTGGAGTAGTTATAAAACAAGGTGATGGTGCTATGAACCTTTGGAGTTTAGAAGGTGGATACAATAACTATCTAGCAACTGCACCTGGTGGAACTGCTACAGGTTTTGGTTGTAGTCTTATGATAATAGATGACTTAATCAAAAATGCAGAAGAAGCTTACAATGCTAATGTTTTAGACAAACATTGGGAATGGTATTCACAAACAATGCTTTCAAGACTAGAAGAAGGCGGAAAGATAATAATTATAATGACTCGTTGGGTTACTGGTGATTTAGCTGGTAGAGCAATAGAACATTATAAAGCAGAAGGTAAAAAGATAAAACATATAAAAATGAAAGCTGTTCAAGATGATAAAGGTACTATGCTTTGTGATGAAATATTAAGTTATAAATCTTATTTATCAAAAGCAAAAGCTATGGGACCAGAAATAGCCTCAGCTAACTACCAGCAAGAGCCTATAGACATAAAAGGTAGATTGTATAGTAGTATAAAAACATATAATCAGTTGCCTATGGATTCAAATAACAATTTATTATTTACAGCATATAAAAACTATACAGATACAGCTGATACTGGAGAAGATTATTTATGCTCTATTTGCTATGGAGTATATAACAAGGAAGCATATATTTTAGATGTTTTATATACAAAAGAGCCGATGGAGATAACAGAACCAGCAACAGCCAAAATATTAATGGATAATAATATAAAAGAAGCTGATATAGAATCAAATAATGGTGGTAGAGGTTTTGCAAGAGCAGTAGATAAACATTTATTAGAAAAATATAATAGTAATCGTTGTAAGGTTAGATGGTTTCATCAAACACAAAACAAAAGAGCTAGAATATTATCTAATGCAACTTGGGTTATGGAACATATTTATTTCCCAGTTAATTGGGCTGATAGGTGGCCTGAATTTTATAAAGCTATAACTACTTATCAGAAGGAAGGAAAAAATAAACATGATGATGCTCCTGATGTCCTTACAGGGATAGCTGAAAAATGTAATAAAATATCAGGATTATCTTTTGAATAGGAGTTAATAATGTGGGAATGGATAAAAAAACTATTTAAAAAGCCAAAGGTGGAAAATATGGAGATTAGAAAACTTGAATATTTAATAAGTCAATGGCTTTCTTCAAAAACTAGAGTGGACCAGGTAAATGGAGAAAGATATTATAAGGGTAGCCATGATATATTAAGTAAAAAAAGAAAAGCAATAGTAGAAGGTGGTAGATTAGAAGATATAAATAATTTAGTCAATTCTAAACTTGTGGATAACCAATATTCAAAAATGGTTGACCAAAAAGTCAATTATATTTTAGCTAAGAAACCAACTTTTATTTGTAAAAATGAAAATGTTTTGAAATTATTTGGTAATAAGTTTCTAAGAACTTTAAGAAATTTAGGAGAGGATACTCTTAATGGTGGAATAGGTTGGATCTATCCATATTTTAACCAAAAAGGTGAATTACAATTTAGAAAATTTGAACCTTCTGAAATATTACCAATATGGACAGATAACAATAAGGATGAATTAGAATTAGTTATAAGATTATATGAAGTCTTAGAGTTTCAACATAATGGTTTAGTTCCAGTTAAAAAAGTAGAAGTTTACTCAGGAAATGGAGTAGACTTTTTTATTTGGAATGATAGTTTAAAACCTTTAGGACATTCAGATTATATATCTATAGGAGAAGAAACATACAACTGGGGAAAAGTTCCATTAATTCCTTTTAGAAGTAATAACTTAGAGCAACCTTTGATATGCAGAGTTAAATGCTTACAAGATGCCTTGAATGAGATAATTTCTAAATTTCAAGATAATATGATGGAAGATGCAGGAAGTACAATTTTAATCTTAACTAACTATGATGGAGAGAATTTAGGAGAGTTTAGAAGAAACTTAGCAACATATAGAGCAGTAAAAGTTACAAATACTGATGGTGGCAAAGGTGGACTTGAAGCACTTCAAATAGAAGTTAACTCTGAAAACTATGCTTTAATAATCAAATTACTTAAAAAAGCAATAATAGAAAATGCAAGAGGCTTTGATGCTAAAGATGAAAGACTTGGAAATAATCCTAATGAGATGAATATCCAATCTATGTACTCTGATATAGATTTAGATGCTAATCAAATGGAAGTAGAATTTCAAGCATCTTTTGAAGAATTAATGTGGTTTATAAATAAAGCTTTAAATGTTAATGAAACTCTTGATGTAATATTTAATAGAGATGTTTTAGTTAATGAATCTGAAACAATTAATAATTGTAAGGCTAGTGTTGGTATCATATCTCAAAAAACTATAATAACTCAACATCCTTGGGTTAACAATGTTGATGAAGAAATAAAACAACTTGAAAAAGAAAATAAAGAATTAGATCCTTATCCAGGAGATTTTGGAACTAAAAAAGTTCCTGATTTAGATGAGTAATTACTGGACTAAGAGATTTGAAGAAGAAGAAAAACAAAGAAATATATCAAATAAAGCTTATGCTAAAGAAATAGAGAAACAATATAAAATAGCTGAAAATAAGATAAAAAGTGATATTGAAAAATGGTATATCAGAATAGCTGATAATAATCAAATATCTTTGGCAGATGCTAAAAAGTTACTAACCAAAGTTGAATTAAAAGAGTTCAAGTGGACATTAGCAGAATATATTCAAAAAGCTAAAAGTGGAGCATGGAAAAAAGAACTTGAAAATGCTTCTGCTAGAATACATATTAAAAGATTAGAAGCTTTACAACTTCAAGTTCAAAATAGCATTGAAACTTTAAGAAATAAAGAAAATGAGATGTTAGAAGATTATTTAATAAAGAATTATGAAGATACTTATTACCATTCATTGTATGAGATTTCAAAAGGATTGAATCTTAAAACAAGTTTTGCTACTTTAGATAGAAATAAGATTAATCAAGTCATAGGAAAGCCTTGGTTAAAAGATGGGAAAACTTTTTCAGATAGGATTTGGCAAGATAAAGAGCAATTAATAAATACATTGAGGACTAAAATTACTCAATCTTTTATAACTGGTAGTACATTAGATGAAGCTGTTGAAGATATATCTAAATTTGTTTCTGATAAGATAAAAAATAAAGAGTATGTTGCAAGGAGATTACTAGAAACAGAATCTGCTGCTTATGCTTCAAAAGCACAAATAGAAGCTTTCAAAAGTATAGATGTTGAGAAATATGAAATAGTTGCAACTTTGGATTTACATACTTCTGAAATTTGTCAAGAAATGGACGGAAAAGTTTTTAATATATCTGACCAGGAGATAGGAGTAACTGTGCCCCCTTTTCATTCTCATTGTAGAACGGTTATAGCTCCATACTTTGATGATGAGCCTACAAGAGCATCAAGAGATGAAAATGGAGAGTATAAAGAAGTTAAGTACATGAACTATAAAGAATGGAAAGAGCAATATATTAAAAAAGATGAGTTAGGTTTAACTTTAAATCAAAAATCTGCTATAATGAAATATATTGGATCAGATTCTTATAAGATAAATGAAGCACTTAGAAATCGAACAAATTTAACTCAAGACCAAAAAGAATGGGTTAAATTATTAGATGAAGCACTTGAAAAAATCCCTGTATATGAAGGACAAGTTACTAGAAGTTTAAGTTTTCAATTACAAGGTAAAGAAGCTTTAGAAGAATTTTTAAAGCTTTATAATATTGGTAATGAGATTGAATATCCTGCTTACACCTCAGCAACAATAGGTGAAACATATAATCCTAGTGGAGAGGTTCAGCTAACTATAATATCTAAAACTGCTAGAAATATAACTACTTTAAATAAAAGAGAACAAGAAGTTTTATTTGAAAGAGGTAAAAAATTTAAAGTTGTGGATAGATACGATACAAGTAAAATTCATTATATTTTAATGGAGGAAGTATAATTATGAGTAGTAAAAGTTTTGAGGAATTAAAAAAAGAATTTGAAGAAAAACAGAAAAAAGAAGCTTTATTTACTGATTCAAGATGGAATGATACTACACCTCCAATTGTAGTAGGACATTCTAAATCAACTTATGAAGAAAGATTGAGAGCAGTAAAGATACATATGTCAATTCTTTTTAAACAAGGTGTTTTTACTCAAGAAGAATATGAAAAAGAATTAGAAAAAAGAATAAAAGAAGTAAAAAAAGAATATAATATTAAAGATTAAAATTTGTATTATCCCTTATATAAGATAGGAGCAGTTTAAAAAGACTGCTCTTTTTTATTGCTAAGGAGAGTGATTAAATTCAAGTAATAATTAAACTTATTATATATTTAAACAAACATCTCGCCTTTTTAGTATTGTAGGCGATAAAGAACAAGACAACCAATTACGTTGGCATACAACGATAAAAATGAAGGAGTGAAAAAATGGAAAAAGAACAATTAATAGCATTAGGACTTACATCAGAACAAGCCGATAAAGTTTTAGGAGCTCATAAAACATACATGGAAAGTTTTGTTCCAAAAGGTCGTTTTAATGAAGAACTAGAAGCTAAAAAGAATTTAGAAACACAGCTTGCAGAAAGAGACAAGCAATTAAAAGAGTTAGAAAAATCTGTTGGAGATAATAAAGAATTAAAAGCTCAAATTGAAAAACTTCAAAATGATAATAAAAGTGCTGCTGAAAAATATGCAAAAGACTTATTTGATTTACAATTAAACAATGCAGTTGATGTTGCAATTACAGGAGCAAAAGGAAAGAACTCAAAAGCAATAAAAGCTTTATTAGACTTAGAAAAAGCAGATTTAAAAGATGGTAAGGTTGTAGGATTAGAAGAACAGTTATCTAATTTGAAAAAGTCAGATCCATATTTATTTGAGATTGAAAAACAACCAGCTAATCCAAATGGATTTAAACCTGGTGATGGAAATAATAAAACTCCTGGTGGAGATGGACCAAAAACTTATTCAGAAATGGTAGCTATGTTAGAAGCTAATCCTAACTTAGATATTAACAATTTATAAAAAAAGGAGAAGATGAAAAATGGCACAATATTTTGATTCAAAAACATTTAATGCTGAGGCATTTGGAAAGTATTCTAGTAGAATACCTAACACTAAAAAGAACGAACTATTAAAATGTGGAGCGATTAGAGGTAATAAAGAAATACATGATGCTTTTGCTAATCAAACAGGGACACATTATGCAGTATTACCTATGCTTGGTAAAATAGCTGGAGCACCTTTAAACTATAATGGTTCTACTGATATAACAACAGAAACAACTAAAACTTTTAACAGAGGTGTAATCACAATTGGTAGAGCAAAAGGCTGGACAGAAAAAGACTTTTCATTTGATATAACTGGTGGAGTTAATTTTATGGATAATGTAGCAACACAATTAGTTGATTATTGGGCAGAAGTTTACCAAAATATCTTAATAAAGATATTAAAAGGTGTTTTTTCAATGACAGGAGCAGCAAATCTAAAATTTGTTGAAGCTCACACATTGAATATTACAGAAAAAGCAGGAGCTGATGGAGCAGTAGGAGCTACAACTTTAAATACTGCTTCTCAAAAAGCTTGTGGAGATAATAAAAATATCTTTAAAATGGCAATCATGCACTCAACAGTTGCCACTAATTTAGAGAATTTACAAATCATAAAATATTTTACTCAAACAGATGCAAATGGAATGCAAAGAGAAGTAGGATTAGCCACTTGGAATGGTAGAGTTGTATTCATAGATGATTCTATGCCAACAGAAGAATTTGAAGGAGAAAAATATGCAAAAGTAACAGCTTCACACCCAGAAGCATTAAAAGTAACTAATGCTGGAACTGGTGAAAGAGAAGTAGCATTAGCAACAGTAAATGGTGCTAAATTTGATTCTAAATGGACTGTAAAAGAAGGAGATTATGCAGCATTAGTTCCATCTGGTATAGAATATACTACTTATTTGTTAGGTATAGGAGCAATTGATTATGAAGATTTAGGAGTTTTACATCCTTATGAAATGGCAAGAAATCCTTATAAAAATGGCGGAGAAGATACTTTAATAACTAGAAAAAGATTCGGTTATGCACCATTTGGAATTTCTTATAAAACATCTACTACAATATCACCTGATGATACAGATTTAGAAAATGGAGCTAACTGGGAATTAGTAAAATCAGAAGATAAAGAAACAATTGACCATAAAGCTATTCCAATAGCTAGAATAATTTCAAGAGGCTAATTATGGAAAATTTCAAAAAGATGGTGATTGAAAAACTGAAATTATTTAAATTAGATGAAGCTACAAGTATAGAATATTTTTTACAAAAAGCCTTATCTAGCATTAATAATTTTACTAATCAAAATTATACATTTGATAGCATTCCAAATGGACTAAAATATATATTAGCAGATAAAGCAGTAGGAGAAATTCTTAATTTTAAAAAGCTCAATGGAGAGCTTAAAGATTATGATTTCTCCTCTGTTTTAAAATCTATTAAAGAAGGGGATACAACTGAAACTTATTCTGATACAGTAAAAACACCTGAAGAACTTTTTGAGATTATGTTAAATAATTTATTAATTGGTAAAGATAATGAGTTATATAGATATAGGAGATTACAATGGTAAGAAATTTACAAAAGTTATGGAGAGATACTTGCAGTATTTATAATTTTGAAAAAGTAAAGGATCCAAAAACTAAAACAACTGAGTTTAAAGAAATTTTAGTTCAAGAGAATATTCCTTGTAGAATTTCATTTCAAAATATATCTTCTACAAGTGAAACTCCTTCAATAGCTATAACAAATCAAGTTATAAAATTATTTCTTTCAAATAAAGTGGAAATAAAAGAGAATTCAAAAATAGTTGTAACTAGAAATGGGGTATCTAAAACTTATAAAGCTTCAGGTATCCCTGCTATATACTCAGTACATCAAGAAGTTATTTTAGTAACTGATAATAAAGGAGCTTAATATGGGACAAGCTGTAAAAATTAATATGGCTGGATTAGAAGGGATGAAAAAGAATTTAGAAAATATACAAAAAAATCAAGCTGAAATAATGGCAAGTCTTGTTAAATCTTTAGGGGCTTTATTATTAAGAAAAGTAATTTTTAGAACACCAGTTGGAGATTATAGTTATTTAGCTCAAACATCTAAAATAGTTGATGGAAAGAAAGTTCCAAATACTAAAAAAAATGGTGGAAATTTAAGAAGAAACTGGACAATAGGACAAGTTTTTAAAAATGGTAATTTGTATTCAGTTGAAGTTATAAATCCTACCCATTATGTTTCTTATGTTGAGTATGGACACAGGCAAACACCGGGCAGATTTGTTCCTGTACTCGGAAAGAAATTAAAAAGAGCTTGGGTTCCTGGTAGATTTATGTTAACTATTTCAGAGAATGAAATAAAAGAAAATATGGATGCTATATTAGAAAAGAAATTAGATAGTATATTGAAGAAGGTGTTTGGTAATGCTAAGTAGAGTAGTAAGTGCTGTATCTAATACTCTTGAGAAAACATTTCCAGAAGTAGAAATATATGTAAATAAGATTAAGCAAGGTTTTGAAGAGCCTTGCTTTTTTATTCAACTATTAAATCCTAATGAAAAACAAGTATTAGGGAATAGATATAAACAAAAAATAGATTTAGATATTCAGTATTTTCCTAAGAATGAGGATGACAATTGGGAATTAATGGAAATGGCCCAAAAATTAAATAATATTTTGGAAGTTATTAAAACTGAAGAAGGGGATTTATTAAGAGGTTTAGATAGAAATTCACAGTTTATAGATGGAAATCTTCATTACTTTATAACTTTCAAACCATTTGTAAGAAAAGTAGGAGAAGAAGAACCATTTATGGAAGAATTAAAAACAGATGTAAAACCAGATAGGAGGGACTAATGGCAACTAAAACAAAAAAAGATGATGAAATTCTATATTCAAAAGAACAAATTATCACAAGTAAAAAATATTCCAATAGAAAAGATATATTGAATGTTTTATTAAAAGATGATGAAGAATATAGTTTTTCAAAGATAGATGAAATTATAGAAGAATTTATGAATAAGGAGGTTCAATAATGAATGGTGGAGGAACTTTTTTAACTCAAAATAAAGTTTTACCAGGAGCATATATTAACTTTATTTCTGCTTCAAGAGCAACAGTAAATATATCTGATAGAGGTTTTGCTGCTATTGCTACTGAACTTGATTGGGGAGTAGATGGCGACATTTTTAAAGTTGAAAATAGTGATTTTCCAAAAGATACTATGAAACTTTTTGGATATGATTATACAGATGAAAAAATGAAACCTTTAAGAGATTTATTTATGAAAGCTAAAACTGTTTATCTTTATAGATTAAATGGTAATGGTGTTAAAGCAAGTAATGATTATGCGACTGCTAAATACAGTGGAACAAGAGGGAATGACATAACTATTATAGTTAAGACTAATATAGATGAGTCTAATAAAAAAGATGTCATCACTATGTTGGGAACAAAGAAAGTAGATGCTCAGACTGTTGCTAATGCTTCTGAATTAATTGATAATGATTATGTTGTATTCAAAAAATCAGCTCAACTTACAGATACTGCTGGAACTAAACTAGCAAATGGTACTAACTTGACTACTGTAACTGGTGCTGAGCATCAAAAGTTTTTAGATTTAGCTGAATCTTATTCTTTCAATACTATTGGATGTACTTCTAAAGATGAAGTTATAAAGAAATTATATGTTCAATGGACTAAGAGAATGAGAGATGAAGTTGGGGTAAAACTTCAATGTGTTGTATATAGATATGCAGCAGATTATGAAGGAGTAATAAACTTACAAAATAAAGTTAAAGATGAAGGTGCTCAAGAACAATCATTAGTTTATTGGTTAACAGGTGCTGAAGCAAGTTGTGAGGTTAATGCAACATTAACAAATACGAAATATGATGGAGATTTTATAGTTGATACTAAGTTTACTCAATCTGAGTTAATAAATGGAATAAAAGCAGGACAATTGTTATTTCATAACAATGTTGGAGAACCATATGTGTTGACTGATATAAATAGTTATACATCAATAACTATTTATAAAAATGATGATTTCCAATCAAATCAAACTATAAGAATTTTAGATCAAATAGGAAATGATATCGCTTTAATGTTTAACAGAAAACATTCTGGAAAGAGCAGAAATAATAATCCTGGAAGAGAAGGATTATGGAAAGACATAGTTGCACATCATCAAGAACTTGAAAGAATAGAAGCACTTGAAGATTTTGATCCTAAAAAAGTTAAAGTTGAGAAAGGTTTAACTAAAAAATCAGTAGTTGTTACAGATCCAGTTAATCCTGTAAATTGTATGGAAATTCTTTATATGACAGTTATTGTTCAATAGGAGGTAGATAGAGAATGGCAGATATGATAACAATGAATGCTAAAGATGCTGTATCAGGTAGCTTAGGCGAATGCTATGTTACATTAGAAGGAAAAAGATATAATTTAATGACAGCAATTAAATTTGAAGCAAGTTATGAAAAAACAAAAACTGAAGTACCTATTTTAGGTAAAGTAAGTAAAGGAAATAAATCTGTTGGTGGTAAAGGTAGTGGAACTATGACAGTTCACTACAATGCTCCAATTTTTAGAGAATTATTAGAAAAGTATCAAAATACTGGAGAGGATATTTTCTTTGAAATAGAAGTTTCTAATGAAGATCCTACTTCAAAAGCTGGTAGACAAACTATCCTTTACCAAGGTTGCAATACTGATGGGGGAATTTTATCTAAATTTGATGCTGGAGCAGAGTATTTAGATGAAGAAATAAAGTTTACTTTTGAGAAATTTATAGTTAAGAATCCATTTAATATTTTAGATGGAATGATATAAGGAGTGATGAAAAATGACAAATATGGAAGTATTCTTAAAACAAAATGCAGTACAAAAAGAAAATAAAAAAGTAGCAGTTTCTGAAAGATTTAAAGATGAAGATGGAAAAGTTGTGGAATGGGAAATAAGACCTTTAACAGCACAGGAAGATCAAATATTAAGAGAAGCTAATACTGAAATTAAAGAATTAAAAGGAAAAAAAGGACAATTATTCCCTCAGCTAGATTCTAATAAGTATTCTTCTATGCTAATTGCTGCTTGTGTTGTCTTTCCAGATTTACAAAATCAAGAATTACAAGACAGCTATGGAGTAAAAAACAAGCCTGATTTATTGACAGCTATGTTACTTCCAGGAGAGTTTCAAGACTTATTTTCAGAAGTTCAAAAAATCAACGGATTTAAAACACTTGAAGATTTAACTGAAGAAGCAAAAAACTAATAAATGGGGGCGATAGTGAGGCGAATATCCTTTACTATTGCCTCCATAAGTTTCATATATTGCCTAGTGAATTTTTGAGTCTACCAAAGGAAGAACAAGCATTTATAATGGCAAGTATTCAGATAAGAATTCAAGCTGAAAAAGAAGCTAGTAAGAAATAATGGAGGTGGATTAATGTCAACGATACAAGGTTCTATAATGCTTATGGATGCAATGTCCACTCCTTTAAATAATATCGTTGGTGCTATAAATACAACTATTGTAGCTTTACAAAATGTTAATAATACAGATGTTAGTATTGATACTAGTAGATTAGCTAATGCTCAAACTATGATAGTACAAGCTGGAGCACAATTAAATGAAATAGAAAAAAATATACAGAAAAGAATACAAGATAATGTTGTAGAGCAAAATAAATTTAATACTGCTTTAAGTAAAGGAGTAGATAAAGCTAATTCTTTATATGGGAAAATAAAAAGTTTTATAGGACTCTATGCTGGAATCCAATCTGTAAAAATGGGATTAGATGTTTCAGATAATATTTCTCAAACAACAGCAAGATTAAATATGATAAATGATGGAAAACAAACAACAGATCAACTACAACAAGCTATATTTCAATCTGCTAAAAATTCAAGAGCAGGTTTCTTAGATACAGCGAGTGTAGTTTCCAAGTTAGGTTTATTAGCTCCACAAGCATTTAACAGTAATATGGAGACTGTAAAATTTTCTGAATTAATGGCTAAATCTTTTAAAGTTGGAGGAGCTTCAACATCTGAACAAACATCAGGAATGTATCAATTAACTCAAGCGATGGCTTCTGGAAAATTACAAGGAGATGAATTTAGAAGTATTATGGAAAATGCTCCTTTATTGGCTCAAGCAATTAGTAAATATACAGGAAAGTCTATAGGAGAATTAAAAGATATGAGTAAAGAGGGATTGATTACATCTGATGTAATAAAGAATGCAGTATTTGCAATGTCAGATGAAATTAATACTAAATTTAATTCAATTCCAATGACATTTGGAGATGTTGTTACTCAAATAAAAAGTAATGCTGTTAATTCATTTATGAGTATTAGTAGTACTATGAGTGGAATATTCAATGGAGAAAGATTCCAAGGTTTTATAGATGGAGTTTCATCTTTTATAAATAAAGCTTTTGTTATGATAAATTGGCTTATAAAAGGTATATCTATGGTGGGAACTGTCCTCTATGAAATATGGGGACCTATTCAACCAATTTTAGTTACAGTCTTAGGATTACTAACAGCATATAAATTAGTTATGGGATTTATAGCAGTAAAAACAGCTATTGCATCAGGGATTGCTACTATTTACAATTTAGCACTTCTTGCCAAACAAACAATGTTAGGGGCAGTTAGTGTAGCATTAGCACAAGCTACTGCTGCACAAACAGGACTTAATCTAGCTATTTTGACTTGTCCAATTACTTGGATTATAGCTGGAATTGCTTTAGTTATTGCAGCTATATATGGTGTTGTGGCAGTATTTAACAAAATTACAGGTAAAGCAGTATCTGCAACAGGTCTTATTGTTGGAGTGTTCTATTGGATGGGAGGAATGATTTATAATATAATTGCTGCTGCTTGGAATAAATTAGCACAAACTTTTGTGTCTATTTATAACTTAGGAGTTAGTATAGCTGAATTTTTTGCCAATGTTTTTAAACATCCTATTCGTGCTGTAGCTCATTTATTTGCAAATTTTATAAACTTTTTAATAGATAAAGTTAAGTTTTTAGGTTCAATAATAGATACTATATGTGGAACTAATGTTGTTGGAAGATTAGAAACTGTTCAAACAGCTATTGGTGATTGGGTAAATGAAAAAGTTGGTGGCAATGAAATAACTTTAAAAAGAATGGATGCAACTCAAGTTATGATGGATAGAGTAGGCTTGAAAGATATGTACAATAAAGGTTATGAAAAAGGTGCTAATTTTAGTTTATTTGGTAAAAATGCTGAAACTGGAATAGATACTAATACAGAATTTGGTAATTCTACTAATCCAGAAGTGGCTAAGTCTAATGATTTATTAAAAAATATAGATAAAAATACTAAGAAAGCTGGAGATATGTTAGATTTATCGCATGATGAAATTAGTTATTTGAGAGATTTAGCAGAAAGAGAAGCTATCAATAGATTTACAACAGCAGAAGTAAAAGTTGATGTTGGTGGAATAACTCAGCATGTGTCTAGTGCACTTGATTTAGATGATATTGTAGACTATATGACTAATAGAATGGAAGAAAGTATAGCTATAGCAGCGGAGGGAAGTTATGAATAATTTTATGATAGATAAAGGATATATTTTTTATTTAGATGGAATATTGGTCCCTATTACTCCTTCTTCTATTACAACTAAAATTAATAATAAGAATAAAGTTGTGACACTTATTAATGATGGAGATTTTAACATTCTAAAAGAAGAAGGTTTAAAAGAATTTACATTTGATATGTGTTTACCTGCGTATAAGTACCCTTTTGCAAGAGGGGTACTTTTACCTATCAATTATTATCTGAATATGCTAAGTTTCTTAAAAAATTCAAAGAAACCTTTTAGATTTATAGTTATTAGAGAGGGAGCAGTTGGAAGTTCTGGCTATAATACAACTATTTTAGTTTCTCTTGAAAATTATGAGATAAAAGAGGATGCTGGAAATGGTAGAGATGTTGTTGTATCTGTGACTTTAAAAGAATATAAGAATGTAAACAGTACTCTTTTTAAATATGTAAATATTGGAGCTCAAGCTATTGGTACAGCTTTATCTGTAGCTACTTTCATATCTACAAAAACTAGAGATAGTTCATCAAAAAAATCTCAAAGAACCTATAAAGTTAAAGAAGGAGATACACTTTATATCATTGCAAAAAAAGAATTAGGTGATGCAAATAAATGTAATTTTTTAAAAGAATTGAATAAATTAAATTCTATACATGATATAAGAGTTGGGCAGGTGATAAGACTTGAATAGAGATTTAGATTTGACAATAAAAACTCAAAAAGGTCCAGTTGCACCTGCTGTTCTTGATGGTGCTTGTTGGGATACTGAAAGAAAAGGAACTCCTGGGAAATTTACTTTTAAATGTATTTTTGATGAATTAAATCAATTTGAAGAAGGAGATTTAGTAACAGTAAAATATAAAAATGAAGAAGTTTTTTATGGTTTTGTATTTACCATTTCTAGAGATAGAGACAAGATTTTATCTGTAACCGCTTATGATCAACTTAGATATTTAAAAAATAAAGACATTTATCATTATGAGAATAAAAAAGCATCTGAAGTTTTAAAAATGATATGTGATGATTTTAGGTTAAATTATGGAGAAATAGAAGATACAAAATATGTTATTCGTGAAAGATTGGAAGATAATGTTGCTTTATTTGATGTTGTTTTAACTGCTTTAAATTTAACATTACAAAATACAAAAAGATTATATGTTATTTATGATAATTTTGGAAAAATAACATTAAAAGATGTTGAAAGTCTAAAATTAAATGAAGGAATATTTATAGATGAAACTATATCAGAAAACTTTTCTTACAGCTCCACTATAGATAAGACATATAATAAAATTAAATTAACTAGAGAAAATAAAGAAAAGGGATTAAGAGAAATATTTTTATCTCCTAATACAGAAGCAGAAATAAAAAATCATACCTATGAGAAATGGGGAATTTTACAATACTATGATAGAGTAGATGAAAAAGAAAATCCACAGGTAAAAGCTGATTCACTACTAAAGCTTTATAATAGAAAATTTAAAAGTTTATCTATTAAGAATGTCTTTGGTAATGTAAAAGTTAGAGCTGGAGTAAGTATAGTTGTAAAATTAGACTTAGGAGACATTAAGGTTAGTAATTATATGCTTGTTGAAAGTGTAAAGCATACTTTTAATAAAGATGAGCATTTTATGGATTTAAAATTGAGAGGAGCTGATATTGAGTGATAGAAGCAGTAAAGAAAATAGTTTCTAATATGTTAGAAAATTCAAAACTTTCTAAACTAGAATTTGGTACAGTTGAAAGTGTTGAGCCTCTTAAAATAAGAATTGACCAGAAGAAAGTTATAAATGATAGTCAGTTAATGCTTTCTCATTTAGTAAGAGATTATTATGTAGATATTACAGTTCAACATAGCACTGATAGCATCTATGGTTCTTGGGATACATCTCATGATCATCCTGCTGCTGGAAAAAACGTTATTCCAATTGACCACGAACATGAGTATAAAGGTCGTAAAAAAATTATGATGCACTATTCTTTGAAAAAAGGAGAAAAAGTTGTATTAATAAGACAAGCTGGAGGACAGCTCTATTATATTTTAGATAGAATAGATGATCCTATTGTTGAAGGAGAGTGGATATAATGCTACCAGTTAGAAATGATAGAGTTGAAATAAAATCAGAAGTGGAAGCTATTCCAACTAAGACTTATAAAATGGCTATATTTGGAAACAAAATTACAGGTAAAACAGATGGACAAGAAGCTATGAAACAAGCTATTTATAAAATCTTAAATACAGAAAGATATGAATATCCAATTTACAGTTGGAATTATGGAATAGAACTAAAAGATTTATTCGGGAAGTCTAAAAGTTATTGTAAGGTCGAATTAGTATCAAGAGTATCAGAGGCTTTATTGCAAGATGAAAGAATTATTGCAGTAGAGTCTTTTTTATTTGATGATACAAAGAAAAGAGAAAGTTTAGCAATGACTTTTACAGCAAAAACAATTTATGGAGATATTGAAATAGCTAAGGAGGTGAAAGTAGCATAATGTTTGAGGATAAGAATTATGAAAATTTATTGAATGAAAAATTAAGTAGGGTTCGTAAAGATATTGATACTCGTGAAGGGTCAGTAGTATTTGATGCTACAGCTGGAAACTCTTTAGAAGAAGCTCAGATGTATTTAACAATAGCTGAATATTATCAGCAAACTTTTGGAGATACAGCGAGTAGGGAGTTTTTAATAAGGAGAGCAGCAGAAAGAGGAATAAAACCAAAAGCTGCAAGTGTTGGAGTATATAAAGGTATCTTTAATATGGATATTACTATTGGAAGTAGATTTTCTTTAGATATCTACAATTATATCGTTATAAAAAAATTACCTACTGGAACATTTGAATATATGTTGGAGTGTGAAACTTATGGAGAAGAACCTAATGGTTCAGTAGGAGATTTAGTTCCAATAGATTATATTCCTGGATTGACATCAGCTAAAATCACAGAGATGCTTATTCCTGGTGAAGATGAAGAAGAAACTGAAAGTATTAGGCAAAGATACTTAGATAGTTTTAATCTACAGGCTTATGGGGGGAATATAAAAGACTATGAAGAAAAAACTATGGCACAAGCTGGAGTAGGAGTAGTTAAAGTAACTCCTGTTTGGAAAGGTGGAGGAACAGTAAGAGTAACTATTTTAGATAGTGAATTCAATGTAGCTTCTACTTCTTTAATTTCAAAAATTCAAGAAGTATTAGATCCAACTAAAGACCAAACAGGTAAAGGTTTAGCACCAATAGGACATCTAGTTACAGTTGATACTCCTGCACAAGAACAAATTTATATTGCTACAAAATTAACTTTAAAAGATTTGGCTATTACTAATATAAAAGCTGATATTGATAAAGTTTTAAAAGCATATCTTTTAGAGTTAAGAAAACAATTCAAAGAATCAGAAAAGATAGTTGTAAGAACATCAATAATAGAATCAAGGATTTTAGCATTGAATCCTAATATTATAGATATTCAAGAAACTAAAATAAATGGGTATACTCAAAACTTTACATTAGACTCTTTTAAAGTTCCAGTGTGGGGAGATGGAAATTATGTCCAACTTTAAAGATGTTAACCTATATGATAATTTACCTGATTTTATGCAGCAATATAAAGAAATACAAGCTATTTTCAATGTTGAAAATATAGATTTAACTAAGCTTTGGAATGAAATTAGAAGAAGTTTTAATAATGGTTTTATATTTTCTACAGATGTTTTAGGAATATCTAAATTTGAAAAAATGATGAATATCTATCCTAAAGCAACTGATAGTTTAAAAGATAGACAATTGAGAGTTTACATAAAATGGAATGCAACTCTTCCATACACTTGGAGATGGTTAGAAGAATTCTTAATTACTTATTACCAAAATGTTGAGACAAAAGCTATTCCAATTTTATTTAATGATAAATATGAGTTAAATATTAGATTAGAAAAGCAAAAGGAATTTGATAATTTCGATTACAGTATATATCATGAATTAAGACCTATGATTCCAGCTAATCTGGGATTAAAAGTAATTAATGTAATTCCAAAAAGTTCTGAAAAAATTAATGTACTTAGTATGGTGATTTATAAAGCTAAAAAAGTTTTAAAAGAAAATAGTAGACTAACTAATCTAGTTGGAGAAAAAGTATTTAATAATGCTTTAGTTTATAGATTAAAAAAGGAGGTTTAAATGGCTTTTAGAGGACTTACAAAAAAAGGTGCTGACTATTTAGCAACTAGGCTTGCAAATGAATTAGCTGTAGAATTTTTAAAAGTAGAAATAGGTGATGGTGCTATCATAAGTGGACAAAATCCAAAGAATCAAACATCTCTTATTTCGTATAAAAAAGATGTAAGAATATTAAAAAAAGAACAAGAAAATAATGCTATTAATCTAACAATTCAGATAACTAATGATGATATAACACAAGGTTTTTATCTGAAAGAGATAGGAATTTATGTAAATGACAGTAGTTCTAATGGCTGCTTGTATTGGTATTGTAATGAAGATAATGCTCAATATATTCCAGCAAAAACTGATAGTGTGATAGCTTTTGAAATAGATATTAGAATGGAAGTAACAAACTCAGATGCTACTATTATTAATTGGAGTGGAAAAAACACTTGGATTAATAAAGAATACCTTGAAGAAAATTACACACAAAACGGTGGATATAAAGGAACAGCTCAAGAAATAGATGATAGAGTAGTCTCTGCACTTGGAAAAGAAGACGGGAAATTTCCATTATCCGAAGCAATAAAAGGTAATGTGTATTATTTCCCTGGCAATAAAAAATTCTACATTTGTAAAGAAGCTCAAAACAGAAGAGTAAGTGTTCCAGATGGGAACTTTGAAGAACTATCAATATGGG